CCTGAAGACACCCAGTTAGAAGTCCGCGGACCGCGTTACGTTCCCTTAGCACTAGATGCACGAAAAAGCTCTTATGCTCTGCACTCGCACCACTGCGACACTCGCGCTACATGCACGCCGCCTGGGCAACGCCCTTCGCCGCTCGACTCGATCTGCCCTTGGCATGGTCCTCGCCGGCGTGACAGGCGCCGCCCTCGCGCTACTGCTCCGCTATCTCGTCCTCCTGTTCATCAGCTATGACCCAATCCAAGTTCAGCCTTATCTCCGCCGCGTCATCCGTGACTACGTGTCGAGAATCCTGGACCGAAGAAGACGGTCACCGGCCGCCGCTAGAGACTTGCGTAGGGATTTCGCCTCCTTCCCCATGTCTCAAAACGCCCGCCCTAGGCACCACACGCACCCCGAAAGTGCCCAGAATCGGCTTACCGCAGTCCAGATGACAGACAGCTTCTGCAGATCACACTCCTTAATCCCCTATTACTTCCAAATGTCCGTGACAGACCAGAACACCGGTCGCGCTGGTAGCCGCTCCTATTACTTTTCTAAGGATAGTGATATTGGCGCTGCCGCCTACGCGCCGCCCGCGAACTCTGCGATTGTCATGATTGACGTGGATTACTATGTTGACATGGCGTATTTCCTTGCAAACACCTTCCTTCCAATCCTGCTATATTCGTTCGTCCCCACCTCCGCTTGTCATTCGGAGGGAGAGGTGAGCTACACGTTCGACGACACGGGAGCCGTGACCCATATGGTCGCTGGCGGTGGCTCATACCACCACAGGTTGTGGGACTATAGCTCAGACTGCGTCATGGCTTGCACCGCCTTCACAATGAACATCTTCAAGATCGAGCGCCGCACAGTTGGGCTCCACCGACAGCTCATATTCCTTGTTCCGACCACCCAATGGTCGATGCCTTGGAGCTGGCTAGCGTGGGCCACGATTGAGGGGTATAAGATCAGACGTTTCAACCCCATCACTGGTGTTCGCATTGGTGACGCGTTGGTTGTGCGTTTTGCTGTTCAGTTGGAGGCTGGGATGGGCCTACACATGGTGACCGGGTTGACTGGCAGCTTTGCCGGTGTGTCGATCCCTGCCGCAGCAGACCACAGACTGACCGTAGCTGCCCATAATGGCACCGTTCAGCTGTCCACATCCACGATGCGTACCGTCATCTCTGACATTCCGTCCAGCATGTCCCCAGAAGTGCTGTTGGCCTACCACAGAGCCAAGACGCTGACCAAATCGCCCGTGGTGTTTAGCCCTGCCCTCTCCGTCCGTAATTACTCCCCTAGCTTCGCTGACCCGCTCGACCCTGGTCGTCCCGTGGTTCACGCGTTCATGAGCCCGCTGCTACAACCCGCTTATGCCATACGTTCAGGCATTAGCGCTGAGCTGGCAGCAGTCACTCGCCGCGTTACCGATCTAGCAAAGACCTCTGTCCGTCCGCTGAGCAATCGCACGGTCAAGTACATGGTTGAGTTCGTCGAAGGATTGGCACCCCCCAACCGTCTAAGCCCGGAGGACCTTCAGCAGGTCTGGGACAGACAGTCGCGCCCGTCGCAAAGACGCATCACCGCGGCCGCCATTGAGCAAGCTCGAGCACCCCATGACAGGGCCGAGTCATTTGTCAAGGGTGAAGCCGCGAGTAGCGCCAACGACCCCCGACTGATCACCACTGTCAACGGCTTTGACAAAATCAGTTACAGCACTATCATATATGCGTTTAACGCAGCTGTGATGCACGACCAGCGCTGGTACGCTTTCAGCAAGACCCCCCTAGAAATAGCGGAACGAGTCGCTGAGATTAGCGTCGAC